TTTCAAAACCACATCCCCACGTTGGGCAAAAGCAACAGCCACCGGAGTCAAAAAATGGGACCAAACCGATTCCAGTGTTTTAAAATTGTGTTTTTTAAACTGCTTTATAGCTCCGGCTGCGGAGTCATATTTTCCTTTGAATTTATAACCCTTGAAAATATCATCACCGGTCATGGCTTGAATGGCCCCCCCGCAAAAAATGAAACAATCATTTTTGCCCCAATTAAATTTTTGATTATCCAAACTATCTACAAAGTGCAGAAGAAGCGTCGGCCAGTTTTCATAACGGGTCATCCGCTGCGGCCCCAGATAATCTCTTTTTCAACCATCGAATCCACAAACTCAAAACCCTTGTCCGCACTATAAACCGCTTGTTGGTCCGCGTTGGTATAACGTCGAACCCTCGGACGTTCCCAATCCACCAAACGGGATTCCACGCTCAGTGAAACCGTGGCCGAGTTGCCCGATTCAATGTTCATTTGATTCACGCGACCTTTAAACATTTCTATCGGGTTCGCAATCAAGGCGTAACTATCATTCAGAAAACCGACATATAGCGTGGCAAAACGGTTTTGAAAATCTTCTGACAATGCCAAAGACAACACGCTCGATGGAATACCAGACAAAGACAAAGACAAGGTGTAGGTTTGAAGTTCTGCCCCTTCCTCGACATTCGAAAAGCCTGCTAAAACGCCAGCCCCTAGATAGGTATTTCCATCAAATAAGACATCTCTGTCCGCGTCTGAATAATAAATATGGCCGGAATCAAATTCGAGTTTAACCAGGTTAACCGGTCGGACAACTTCTGCGGCAATAGCCGTTTGATTTGCAACTGACCAACCGCGTGCCATCAGATTGTTTCCATACCGGAAAAAGTAATGCCAAAAAATTTGGCCCTTGATTCATTCCAGGTGACTTCCGGACCCTCCAGGCGCATCACGCAAGCCGCACTTGAAACCGTAATTCCGGCGTTATTCTCCGGTGAAACCCTGATGGATGGTTCTATGGATAGTGTGACCTCTCCACTTCCGTTTGTGGTCGCATCCGCCGTCACCATGTATAGCTGCCTTTGTGTGGCATCCACTGCAATATAATCACCCGCTTTTAAAACCAATGTGGAGTTTGACCAACCATCTGTAATTAAACTATTGCCCGTCTGGGACGCTCCGTTGACCAGTGGGGTTCCGGTGGGTGTGCCTTGTGCGGTTGTCCGTGCCGGATCATAAGCAAAAAAGGAATTGGCTTGGCCCCGCAATTTAACCAGAAACGCCAACCACTCCCCAGCCGCAGAAGCCGACAACGGAACGGTTGTATAAGTGGCGTACCATTTCGACCCCGTAAGTTCGAGGGTTTGCAGCTTGCCGGTTAACGGAGAAACAAAAGTTTGTGTATTGGCACGCAGCCCGAAACTTGCACTGACAAAATTTGAGGCAGGCATGGAAATGGTTGCCATTAACGCCTCCCCGATACCCTGGCAAATGAGCCGCCGCGATCAATGGCGGTGAATACGCTGGCAAAAGTTTCCTGTTTGATGCGTTCAGATTCTTGTCTCAGGGCTTGGATGGTCGCTGGGTTGGCACCCGAAAAATCATAATTGTTGACCACATTCACACCGCCGCCCAATTGGTGGTTTGGCACAACTCGCCCTGAATTTGAGGACATGAAAAGTTCCGGTCCTGCTTCACCAACAAGGTAGGGTGTGTTGGCTTTAACCGGTCCTCCATATTGTTTTGGAGGGGCTGGCTTCCCGCTTGGGACCGTTGCCGGTCCTATCATGCCGGAAATGGCACCCAACACTTTGTCCATTATATATTTCTGGATAATTATTTTTTGCATTTGTTCAATAATCGAAAAGGCAAAATTCTTGAAGGCGTCTTTGGCGTTCTTCGTTCCGTTGATTATCGCCACCAGGGAATCAGTCAACTTGGCCGCACCGGAAACCGCGACTTCCTCCATTGAATGTCTGAGGGATTTTGTAGAGTCCAAATATTCTTTTATTGGACCCTTGCTGGCTTCAAAGGCTTTTTTCTGATTTTCCAAAACTTCTGTGAAAAATTCTGTTTGGAAAGATAAACGAAAAAGTTCCTCCCGCATTGCTTTTGTGACAATGACACCTTTGGACTTTGCTTCTGTGATTATTTTTTCAAGTGCCATTTGCCGGTTTTGAGTCGCCAAATGAATTTCAATGGATTCAGTGGATTTGTGCTGTGATCTTGAAACCCACCGGAGCAAGTCACGTTGTTGTTTCATTGCGGCGGTTTTGGCGTGAAACGCTACAGTGGCTTTTTTAATTGCGTTTTCTTCTTTTTCTTGGTCCTTGATCCATTTCAACAATAATTTATCAAGGTCTTTCATTTCCATTGTGCGAATGATGGGAGCCGGTTTTATTCCTTGTTTTTTTCCACCGTCTTTGCCCGTTTTGCCAATTTGTTTTATTAAATTAATTCTTTTTTGTAATTCTTCGTTTTCCTTTTTTAATGCAGCAATTGCGTTTTGGCGTGCTACAACAACTGCCTTTGAGTGCCTTGGATTTGCTACGCTTCTTCTCTGATCTCTAAATCTTTTCCGAATGGCTAAAATTCTGTTGAGATCACTTTGAAGTTTATCAATCTCCTTTTTTCTCTTTTTGTGTTGTGCTTCAAAGTCACTGATTCCTAATTCAATCAGGCCCCATTTTTTACCCAACCGGACAACTGCCTGGGTAACCTTGAAAACTAATTCAATCAAACCACTCAACATATCTTTTAGTTGTGGCCCATAATTTAAAACCGCTTTCATAAAAGCGGTTCTGATTTGATATTCCAAAACGGTGAAGGCGTCTTTTAAATCCTCCGCATCCCGCACCATTTTTTCGGAAAGTATGAGTCCGAGTTCTTCCGCCCTCTTAACCCACTTGCCAAATTCAACGCCGCCTTTTCTGGCAATAGCTGCCAACGCCGCGCCTTGCCGACCAAATGCCGCCACACCAATGGCAGCAGACAAACTCACATTATTGACAGATTTCATTTTGTCAAAAACCGCTTTGAGTTTTTGGGTCAAGGAAACGCTACTTCTTAAAATCCCCGTAAAGGCTTTGTCCTTGAGCTTAATTAATCGGGTATATAGCTCACCGGTTTGGAGTCCCAAATCACCAATGTTGCGGGTAAATTTCACCAGGGCTTTGTCTGTGGCTTCCGCCGACATACCACCAATGTCAAAAGCAAATCTCAGCTTTTGCAACTCCGTTGTTGTGATTCCAATCATGTCTGCGGTTTTGCCAATTTTATCCGCAAAATCCACAGTCTTTTTGATAACCGCAATTAGACCAGCCCCGATTGCCGCAACCGCAGCAGTGGCAGCAAATGCCGCGCCTTTCATTTTTTTCATGGCACCGGTAACACTTGAAAAGGCACGCTTGGTGCGGTCCTTTGCAGAAATTGTTACCTGGAGGTTGCTAACATTCGCCATCAATTATGTCCGATCTTATTTTCATAAATGCCATCCATTCATAAAATTCCTGAACTGGCATTTGCTCAATTTCCGAGATTGATTTTTTCAACCGATCCGCCAGGGCGTACATCATTTGCCTTTGGGGATCGGCAATTAGTTTTTTTCGATTTCTTCCACCTCGTCGGAACCTTCCATCATTTCACCGGCTATCCGGCTGACAACAGAAAATTCACCTGTACGCAAAAGTTTTGATTTGTCGTCCAACTTGAAGATTTTTTTCTCGTCTTCATCTTCCGCCTTGGTAACGATCAAATCTATCAGCACCGAAATATCGTCACTGGAAATGCCCTTGTACCATCGTTGCATTTCAAAAATGGTAATGGGTTTACAATAGATGACGGTGGGTTCGCCTTCGTCGTCCTTCCACTCCGGAACCTCAATTACCTTCCGGCCAAGGGCATCCCTGTGCCGCTTTACGCGTTCGATAATGTCACTAGTCATGCCGCAATACTCCTAGTTAAACGGTTGCTGTGGATAACGCTCCGGTTCCCTGGAATGAAAAAGTCATTTCCACGATTCCATCGTGGGTGGCTGACTTTTCTGTGGATGTTACCAAAGCCGTGCCGGTGTAATAAGTATCAGAGGAAGCGGCCCCCTCTGGATACAGATTCAACGTTACGGAATTTCCATTGGCCATTGCAACTTGGCCGTTGGTGTCCGTTTCATCCCAGAAAGCATCGACGGTTCCCGACCAACTTTTCAAACTGAGTTGGAAAGTTTTGGTGGAATCGCCCATTGCGGTGTCTTCAACCGTTTCCGTTTCTTCCGATAGTGAATACCCTCTGACTTCGGCCACGGTATTTGTTCCAACTTTGACCACGCCTTCTGAACCTAAATGATTTGCCATTTATTTTGACTCCTTCTTTGCTGGTGTTTTGGATTCACTGACAATTTTGAATCCAAGTTCTTTGTAATACTTGGTGAATTCCTCCACCTCTATTTCCGCCCCGCCGTTAGGCGTCACGAGTTTCACTGGTTTTGCCATTCATTCCTCCTTTAAAATTTAAACGGCTGTGGTTGCGTTATTTTCTGCTGTCCTATATTCGACCGTATAAACCAACCTCGCCATTGCAATGGGTTGGTCGCCCTCGTCGGAAAATTCAAATTCTGTGCGGGTTAAATAAGAGTCTTTGGCATAACCCCCGCGCGTGGTTGAGGCCGACATGGCCACTTCTATTTCAGAAGCGATTGTGTCCAGGGTGTTGTCATAATTGGCCGTACCCCGCACAAAGGCTTCAATGACAATTTCAACCGTCCGTTCGAGAAACCGCGTAGCGGTCATTGTCCCTGGCAAAGAATCTTCATTCTGTGAATAGATACACAACCCAGGCAACTTGGCATGTGCCAACGGGTAGACTCTCGATCGGTAAACCCTGGCCGCTGTTGTGGTCAAACTGGTGCAAACCGTCACAACATTGTCACGGATATTTTGGCGGGTGTGTGGCATTAATCAGTTTCCAAAAATAAAACCGTGACTCCCGTCCCGTCCGGTTCTACCCGTCGCACTGTATAGTCAACACTACTCACCGTTAAAGCATCGCCCTCCGCTGCGCCGGACACATCGGAAGTGGCGCAAGTGAATTGGGGATCAGTGGACGCCACGGCCACCTGGCCGCCCATGTCCACTTCAGAATATCCATTGTCAAAAATTCCGTTGACGGTAGCCGCAGAACCACCGGTGGGCGTGTAGGTCGCAGCACTGGCAAAATCAGTGGTTGAAAAAAATATGGCCCGATCGGCTGCAACTTCAACTGCCATTATTTATCTCGCATCATTTTTGACACCATGACTTTCAAACAAAAAGCCAAAGCAACCAACACGATTGCAACAACAACGGCAATTCCGAGATTGTCATGGTTCACAGAAACTGGCCCAAGACTCACGCCTGGGGGTTCCTTCACAATTATGGTTTGCTCAACGGTCGCATTATCGTTGGCAATAATTCCTTTTTTCATTTCTTCCGCGTTGACCTTTTCGGTTTGGCGTCATCTTCCCTGTTTTGCGGTTTTGCCGCTTTTTCAGGAGCGGGGATGGCTTTTCCAATAGAGATTAATAAACGCGCGTCACCGCTCGATGCTTCTATAATGTCGCCAACAAAAACACTGACACCGCCACAAACGGTGTTTTGTTTAATTTCTATTTTCATTAAAGACTCCGGAGGGTTGGAGCGGGACGCCACCAGGGACGCCCCGCCGTTTGTTGTCATCAACACCATGTGTGCTGATTATCTTTGTTATGTAGTTGTAACATCAAGACAGGCTGCAAAAGATTGAGCATAGCGGATTCCAACGTCACAATCTTGGAACACAACAACGCGCGTTCCGCCCTTGCTGGAATTGGTATATGGATCAATCAAAACGTCAGGAGAAGACCAAAAAGCTAGGATCAAGCTCGAAAAATCTCCGAAGATCATCGCTGAACAACTACCGGAGGTACTGCCCTTCGTGAGGTCTGACGGCACGTGGTTGGTAATCCCGAGAGGATAACCGTAGATTTCGTTCCACGGTGCGTTGAGCAGCATGACCGAGTCTGAACTAGAAACCTTGGCAACGCTTGCCAATTTGGATTTCACTTTTGAGTTTGTGATGTAGCCCATGTTTTCGGAAATAGCGGCATTATCTTGTTCAACTTCCTTGACCAGACCGGTAATCATCGCCCAAGTGGGAGCCGACCCGTTCGTAGCGAGAGCCACGGAACCTATGCCAGATTTTTTCGTGATTCCGGTGGGTTCGTTGGAACCTGATCCCTCGATTGCCACGTCTTCAATTTTTGCGGCAACAGCGTTGAGAAGGTCATTTCTTACGATGGCCTCCGCTGAAGGATCACTCTGAAGCATTAGTTTTCGAGAAATATCTGTCATCACCCCAAGCGTGCGAGGAACCATAGACAATTCACCGAAGGTTTGGTTTTGCTCACTGACAGCGTTGTTTTCTGCAACAAAAGCAGCAGAGGCCGCCGTTGCCTGTGTCGGTATGGACACATCCCCTTTAAGGCCGCTCATAATTCTGGCACCCATCGAAGAAATAACAAGGCGTGACCGTAAAGCTTCAATAAATTCTCCACCCATGTGGTCCACCGCTTTTAAATGTCCGCCGTCAGCATCAGCACCGGCAATCAAATCACGTTGGCCCCAGGCGTGACTCGGAACAAAAAAGCCCTTGGCGGGTTTCCCGCCAATTCTGCCAATTTCGTCAGAAACTTCACGCTCAAATTCAGCCGTTCGCCAATCATTTTGTGCAGCCGCTCGAATGGCACGCATCAATGAATAGGACTGCTGTTCACGGGGTGTCAGGTCGGGTTCTCCGACTTGCAAAGGTGCAGCGTTTGGAAGCGCATCAATAACTTCACCACGGAATTGCTCAACGGTGAGTCCTTTTCCAATGGCATCGATGGCTTTGTCACGCATATTTTTTGCGGTTCCCAAAGCGAGTATTTCAGCCACGCGGGTTTGTTCTGCTTTTGCTGCGTCACCTTTTATTTTATCAAGGTCAACCGCCGGTGGCGTCGCCACGCGTGCTGCGACCGTTGCGGGTTCAACCGCTTTTACTTCTTCAGTCATAGTTTGTTTTTCCTTTTCGGAAATAAGAGTTGAAAATTCATCAGTATTTCTGCCAACGCCCACTTTGTCTGATTGGTCGGCGGGGATACTGACAAGGGATATTTCCAAAGGCGTCCAATCCACAACACGGAAAACCTCCCGATCTTCCTGGTTTCTTTCTTGCCTTTGCATTTCATTGATAGAATAACCCACCGAAATATTACTTCGAATAAAAGGCGGTCCATCCGTAACATCTGCAAAAATTTCTGCTGCCCGTTCCGATTTACCAAACCGGACGCTTGCACGCGCCACGCGTGAAACATCATCTATTCTTGCAGCCTCAACCACGCCCACCACATCCGTGGTGTCGTGATCCACAAGCAATGGCGCGCGGCCACTACTTATGAAATTCAAATTCACGGAACCTTCAGAATGGTCCAGTATTTCCATTCCAAACGTCCGTTCCACTGGCTCCTCAGAAGAAAACGACAAATCAATTGTCCGGTTTTCTAAATCACGTTGAACAATTTCCGCTGAACGGTAGTTAATGCCGGTTTTAATTTCTGAAGTTTTTTTAATCATTTTCTGGTTCCTCCGTTGGGACTACAGAGTCCCTTGCTTTGCCAAGTTGCAATTCCAGCCCCAAGGCGTCGGCTTGTAATTTCTCATTGGACAGCTTGTTTAAAACATCCTCTGAATCGCGGCCCGTTTCCCCTGCCACATCAGCCAGGGATTTAAAGCCGTTTTTCACAGCTTCAATATTCGCCGCCACTTCTTTGGTTGGATCAATCCACTGCCAACCCCGTGGTCGCCATTCCGCCTGATTGAATTTTTCTATTTTTCGCATGGGCAAACTGCTTAATAGTTCGTGGGTCAATTGTTCTTCCAACCAGGCATCAAATACCGGTTGCAAAAAATGGTCTGTCAACCAACGTTGCATAACTCTGTATTGGTCCCGTTCATCCAGAGAACCCTGGCGAATACTTGAATAATTCACCGACTCCAAATCGTTTGACAAACTCGCATAAGAAACATTCAAGCCGGATGAAATGCCCCGCAACATCGCCTTTTCAAAATCACGAAATGCGGTTGTCGGGTGGTCCGGATCAAAGGTTTGCACCGCCATTCCCGCCGGTAACTGTTCAAACGTTCCAGGCTCGGCCGACATGATGGGGTTATAATCTTCCACATCCTCACCGGTGTATCCCTCACCGTCCGGTGAAGTAATAAAACCCATCTTTGCCGAAGCGACTCGGCAAGCGACCAATTCGGATTCTTCATAAGCTCCCAGCATATGGAGTCGGGTCATGGCTGTGGTCGCCCAGGGGATACCGCGCAATTGGTTTGCACGTTCCGCGACATAACCGTGAATCATGTTTTCCGCCGGAACACGTTCGTTGCTTTCCGAACGACTCACAAAAGTGTCCGCAGGGTTTCTTTTCGCAATGTGATAGGCGACCGGCTTACCATAATGATTGCACTCGATCCCCATCTTGATTTCAAAACCATTGCGGGTTTCTTC